CAGTCAACTTTGTTGTACAAATTGATCTTGTCCCAGGTATGCATCGTGGTTACATGTGCGAAAAGATGTTGGAGGCATGAATATGACTCCAGCACCTGAAGTTGAGGCAGTTCAAGCATCAACAGCAGCTGCACGTATTTTGTGCGCTGTAAAAGAAAACCGAATCGAATTGATCGGTGTTATGATTCTAGCACATTTGCTAGGATTGAGCGACCGAGTTATTGCGCAGGTTAGCGGAGTGTGCTTCTGATGGCTTACAAATATGGAAAGACATTCAAGAAGGACGGAAAGTTGGTTCGATACCGTTATACAGACGGTAAAAAATCGACCAAGAAACTTGTTGCGGTTAGCAAGAAAAGGAAAAACACGCGTAGAAAGAAGTGATTAACGTGTGTCCTAAATGTTCCTCGAACAAAGTGGATACCGTGCTCATTGATGACACGGATCCAAAACAACCAATCGTGCATTGCACGTGCGAATCTTGTGGAATGGAGTGGGTTGAATGAATTCCTATGTTGATAGAGCAACGCATTTTATCCCTGTTTTTGGATATATGAAAGCGGCGCATGATATGACTAATTTGTATGAAGATGGTAAAATTAGTTCATTCCAGTATTATGGATACATGTCGAGTCTTGCAGCTGTAAACTCGTTACATGTTATTCACACTGCACACACTAGTCAATCCGGAATTGGATTGTCTGCAGTTAGAAAATTGCAAATGATGCCAGCCGCTGCATTGGCATCTGTCCCGATCACATTGGCGGGTGCAAATATTGAGGTGATTCAAAGAGCACCGGAAGAACAGCAAAAGGGACTTTGGCAGATGTTCTCGAGCGGATTAACCGGTACGTTTGGTATCGGTAGCGGGTTAGGTTTATAGGCTAATGTATACACCGTGTATACATGGCGAAGTTATATTGGCGAGTGAAGCGAGAGGGAAAATGGACATGGCGACCAGCCTGTATGGATCATGTTCAGTTCAATTGTTTTGAACAGAAGTGTACACGTTGTTTCCCGGAGGAAGAAGAATGAAGTGTATATGCGGATGCCATATACTACTTTTGGAAATGTCATGCTGGTTTTGCCAGTTTAGACATTTGAATTCGGAGGAATTCGAATGATACTTATGTATTGTAAAATTTGCAAGGATGACGTCATTACGTTAGATTGCATGAAAAACACAGAGATATGCGGAGCGTGTTATATCGATGGCAAACACGAAGTGTAACACATGCAGCTCATTGCTGGAAATCTACGGATCATGTGAAAGTGTAGCCCCTTGGCTATGCGAGTGCGAAGAGATATCTGCAGCACAATCTTCTCTACAACAGACTAAGTTGTATATAGAGAAGCCAAAACAGACGATTCGGATTCTTGTTCCGAAGATGTCAGAACGACAACGGCGAGAAGCGAAAGCGGCGATGATCGTTGTAAAACCGAACAACCGACAGGAACGATTTTAAATCGTCACCTTCGGTGGAAGGGCGAAGAAGATTGGAATCCGTGTGCATGCATACTGGTGACAAGATTCGTAGGGAGGTCGAACATAGTTCTTGACCGCTGGCGCTACGGGGCGAATTATTATAGACTACGCACAGTAGCACAGACTTCATGGCAAAGCGATCTAAGCGGAAATATGGCATGAAGAAAATGGAACCTGCAGTTCAGACTGTAACTATCAACAGTCCGACTGTTGCCGCAGGAGCAACGGGTTCATTTTACTGCGATTTATCGCAAATAGCTTGTTTGATCAACAGACGATTCTATCGTCAAGGAATTAATTGGGCAGTTGGTGGAATGAAAGTTCTAACTGCACCCAATTTTGGGGGGAATTTGACAGTCAAGAAAATTCCTACGACTTGGGTTGCTTTCCAGGCGTATAAGGCGGCATTCGACGCATGGAACAAACAACAAATGGAAGCAATTGAATTATCTGGAGGTGAATCAGCTGTTGCTGCATTCAGAGATTTCAAGATTTTTGCTGACGTTGATCATGTTGCCGCTGGTGTCGGCAGCAATTTGTTACCACTTGATGGACAGAGTCCAGCACAACCGTATGCGGTTGGTGAATGGGAACCATCACAGATTGTAATTCCACAACAAGGTGGCGCTGCTCCAGGTGTTGAGCGAGCTTTACACATGGTTGGAATCAATGTGAACGGCGTAGTTAGCCGTGGAATTATTGAGGGATATGCTGATTCAAGGGCATTCCCACAAAGTCCTGATCCAGTCAGTCCAGATTTGAGTTCTACTCAAAATTGGATGGCACGTATGTTTGACGTTGCTCAGACTTTTGACGATGTGTTGGATAACGCAACAGATCGTAACGATAACTTGCCTTATCCACGGGCAGATTATCCTGGAGGCGCTATTCAAGCCCCGACACTCGAAATTCATGATATTACATCGATTTCTGCCACAACTATTGGCGGTCAATCGAGAGTTAAAGGCGGTCAATTCCCATGTGGGTTGATCCGATTTGATTGGGCACCATCTGCGGACAATCCAACTTCAGTCAACTTTGTTGTACAAATTGATCTTGTCCCAGGTATGCATCGTGGTTACATGTGCGAAAAGATGTTGGAGGCATGAATATGACTCCAGCACCTGA